TGATGGTACTAGACTCGTAAGAAAATGGAATAGCAACAATATTCATTGGGAACGCATCAATAAAAGTATACTTAATTAATGATTGTGGTCTAAAACCAGAATTAGGAACACTTGGATTCGCCAAGAAGTTTCTTTCAAACTTAACTACAGATATATCTCTCTTATACTCATTTGGATATTTCATTCTGTAAAAATTATCACTTTCACTAAATCCAGTTTGTCCATTACCAGATCCTTGATATACGCTACCAGATGAATAAATTGGATCAATAAAATTCATCCATTCTTCTAGAAGACGAAGTGAGTTATAATCATCGTCAACATAGAAAGTCAAATCAAAGTCCGTATATATTCTTCTCGTTGCAAATCTTTCAATAACTCCTTGACGACTACCACTTTCTTCACTCATGTCAAATGATGATCCAGGAAGAGTCACATCAGAACAAAGAAAATCATATGACTTTGGATCATTAAGTAACCCACAAGATGTCAAGTGAGTATTGACGCCAGTACCTCCTGCTGCCAAATTCAAATTCACCATGAACTGAGAAGTCTGAGACAGTTTTCCGATAATAGCGGAAACCCTAGACATCTTTGCGTAATAGAGTTCGGCGGACTCTGCCATCTAAATACTTTGAAACTACTTATATTATATGTATGTCATATCATGGACGTTACCTTCCAGAGAACCCAACAAAGTACAAAGGTGACCCCACAAATATTGTTTACAGATCTTTATGGGAACGGAAGTTCATGAGGTATTGTGATCTAACTGAAGAAGTTGATCAGTGGCAATCAGAAGAATTTTGGATTCCTTATATTTCACCAGTTGATAATAGAGTTCATCGTTACTTTCCAGATTTCTTTATCAAGTATAAAGACAAAACAGGAAGACATAGAACAGTGGTTGTTGAAATTAAACCCAAAAGACAAGTAGAGATGCCACCACAAAATCCCAAGAGAAGAACAAAGGCATGGGCCAATTCAGTAAAGACTTGGGTAGTTAACCAAGCAAAGTGGAAAGCAGCAAGAGAGTTCTGTGCTGATCGTAATTATGAATTTAAAATTATGACAGAAGACGACCTAGGAGTATAATGGCAAGATTTTCATCGTCAAAATTTTATTCAAGACTAACTGGTCACGAAAAAAAGAATCTTTCTAGTTATGATTTAACTCAATTAAGAGCGATTGCGAAAAATTATGGTATAACTGGATATAGTAGACTAAAAAAAGAAGACCTAATTGACGTAATTAGGTTTAATCCAACATACCTAAAAAGCACACCCAAAAAAAGAAAAGCACCAAGAGCAAAATCGGTTAAAGAGGCACAAGAACTAATTGATTTATATGATGAAGAAGAAGATTATATTGAAGACACAACCATTGAACAAAGAATAAGAGAAAAAGCAATTGGTAAACCAAACACTGATGAAGACTGGTATGCTTCTCAATTATATTCGGAGTTAGAATTAGTAGCAGAACAAAGGTTACCTTCAATAGGAGAATTCTGCTTCTTTAGTTACAGTGCAGCGTATCCAGATCGGTACAAATACTACGACCAAAGACCACTAACATACATATTAGAATATCAAGAAGACAAAATCCTTGGTGCAAACGTTCACTACCTGAATCCAAGTTATCGTGATTCCGTTGCAACTTCCCTTCTAAATAAAGGTGGAGCAGCGTATGTACCAAAGAAAACATTGCACAGTTACTTCATCAGTAATATGGATAACCTCTTTATAATTCCAGATAGAGATCTGGAAGGTATTGCTAGGTTAGTAACCGAAAGATTCGTAGATCGTGATGGTGTTAAAGTAGAACTTCAAATGGTCTGGGACAGTTAAATGGCAGAAAAACTAGACATAGATATTGGTCCTGGAAATATACTTCAGTTAGGTAATGGTGGACTAACTGATGGCACGAAGAGAATTGGCAAGAACAATTATTTCTATGATAATAGTGCTACAGTATATGACGCGCAGGTGGGCAATACCGGCCAGCGTCCACTTGAGATAAGATATAATACAAATAATGGTATCGTTGTATTAGTTGAACCAACTAGTTCTACTGTTCTATTTCAATCTGTTCCAGGTGGATCGTCAAATTTCACTCAAGAAGGATTGACACTCATAAAGAATGGAGACCTAAACGTTGGCGTGGGTACGATGAAGAAACCACTCACGACAGAAGATGTTTTAGGTGTAATTAAAAATGAATCTACCTTTGCTGGCACTAAATGGACTGCTGACGCAAAAGCAAGCAGCGGAACACAAAGAGCACCAATAGTAAACAACGTTCTGAAAAGTGCAACTGGAGTTGGGACTGACGGAAAGGTACAAGCAACTGCAGGAATTGGAACGAATCCACCCCCAGCACCATCTCAGGAAGAAAACAATAATCCCATTAAGAGTTTTGCTGAGTCGCTAGGTGAAGGTGCTATTGCCCTCACAAACAAATTTGTAAAGGGTATTGAAACAGTTTCTGGTGTGCAGTTGGATAAACTTGTTATCACCGAGGATATGTTAAATGGATTGCAGTTTGGTTCTGTTGATGATGCAATTTCTGGCACATTTACATATCCAATAGATGCGACCTATGGTAATAAAGATGCAAACATAAATTCAATACAAGACCACATCCAAATAGCACAATTCAAATACAAACCCACATATAAAGATAATATATTCAAAAAGGGTGGTTCTGTGGGTATATTGACATCAGGAAGTGTGCGAACAACTTCTCTAGAAAAATTTATTGGACTTGTAAATCTTCCAATGCCAAATAGCATTTCTGATTCCAACTCCGTCAATTGGGGTGAAGATCAAATGAATGACTTAAATGCTGCTGTTCTTAATGCATATGCATCAGCTCCAAAACCAGCAATCACTGCGGCAGGTGTGGGAGCAGCTGCTGGAGCATTAACTGGAATCGGTGGGTTAAGTAGACTAGCAACATTTCTTGCACTATTAAACAATGCAGGAGGAGCACAATCTATAGCGGGTTTGTTGGAAAATAAAGGATCTGGCGCTTTAATCAAAACTGCTATTTCATCCAGAATATTAGCACAGGCGGGAATTCAAGTTTCTCCAGAATCTATATTAGCAAGAGGATTTGGGGTTGTTCCAAATAGTAACATGGAGTTATTATTTAATTCACCAACCCTAAGATCATTCCAATTCTCATGGAAGTTAAGTCCTAGAAGTCTAGATGAAGCATTGATGGTAAACCGTATTGTCAGATTCTTTAAGCAAGGAATGGCAGTTAAAAAAATAAATGCAACAGCAGGTTCTAATTCTTTATTCTTGGGAACTCCAAATATATTTAAACTGAAATTCAAAACTCAAGGTAGACAAGAAATTGAAGGTGTAAATAAAATAAAACCATGTGCAATTAAAACATGTAGTGTTAACTACACCCCAGAGCAAATTTGGTCATCGTATGAAAACGGTCAACCAGTAAGTATACAAATCAGTTTAACAGTTCAAGAACTTGAACCAATTTACGATACAGATTACCAAGAAAATATAGAAAATGGTAGAAGTGATAATGGAGACATAAAGTCTACAGGTGATTTGACACCAGTCAAATTAACAGATATAGGTTACTAAAATGTCATACTTCAGAGAACTACCCAACATATCTTACGTCTCTCGTCTGCCTGGTGCAAATAGAAGTGATGAACGAATTGAAGTTAAAAACATTTTCAAGAGAGCAAAAATTAGATCTGATATAGAAAGTGCAATCACTGCATTTAAATTTGGAACAATTCCAGAAGGTGCAAGACCAGATGTAGTTGCAAAAAATGTTTATGATGATCCAGAATTGGATTGGGTAGTGCTCATCACAAATAATATAACCAGTATTAGAGATCAATGGCCTCTGAGTCATAATGATCTGGAAAGTTACCTGCTTGATAAGTATGGTTCTACCGAAAACATCTACGCTGTTCACCACTATGAAACTTTTGAAATCAGAGATGAATACAACAGAACTATTCTGGAAGGTGGTTTAGAAGTAGACTCCGACTTCCAGTTTACATATTCAGCATTTGATGGGACAATCAAAACTGTAAATCCAGTTGGACCAGTTACTAATTATGAATACGAAACTTCATTAAATGAAGCAAAGAGAATTATAAAAATACTAAAACCAGAATACTTGTCGGCATTTGTAAGTGACATGAGAAACATGATGAGACACCAAACCTCTTCACAGTATGTAAGTAGAACCATGAAGAGGTCGTATAATCCTAAGGATTCTGGGGTATAAAAAAACCCTCCTTTCGGAGGGTTACTGAATCAGGAGTTGACCAGTCGGGCGAAGTAGTTGAGGGAATCATCCTCTTCATCCGAGTTGCTAGAATCATAACTCGGCAGTTCAGGTTCAGAGCGGGAGACAGTCGGTTCGGAGTAGTCACCACGACGCTCACGTTCCCACTGTGCTTCTTCTTCCTGGACTTCAGGATCCATGGACTTAGGAACACCACGGATACCCAGAGTGTAGTCAAGACGCTTCTTCAGATCATCATAAGACTTGAAGTTCTTAGGATCAAGGAACTCATTCAGGTCATGGAGATTGTTGTACACTTTCTCCAGTTTGTCATCGTCATCAAACAGAGCAGAGGGACGATCAAACTCAGACTTATCGTAGTTCTGATAACCTTCAACCTTGCGGATCTTCAGTTTGAAGTTAGCACCTTGCCAGAAGTCAAAGGGGTTGATGGGTTCTTCATCAGCGAACTCAGGCTTCATTGCTTCCATGATCTTGTCAAAGATCTTCTTACCAAACTTGAAGAGGAAGACTTTACCTTCGTTGTCAGGATTTGCGGGATCAGCGACAACGTAGATGTTGGAGTAATATGACAGTTTGCGCTTTTGCTTACGTGCCTGTTCTTTGCCAGAGTCAGTACCATTGTTCCACAGAGTGGAATTGTGCTCGCAGACAGGACACTTCTGTTCCTTGGTGGTGAGACATTGGTCAATCAACCAACCACCAGGACCTTGGAATGCGTGAGTATACACTCGTGCCCAAGGAAGATCGCAACCCTCAGGTTCGGGGAGGAAACGAATGATGGCATAACCATTGCCAGACTTATCAACTGCTGGTTTCCAGATACGCTCGTCTGCACCACTGCTTCCCTTG